TGTTGACAGTAAGGGTTGGGAAGTAGCGAAGCAGAACACGTATGTCCGCACCGCTTTGCAAAAAGCTGGAGTGTCAGCTCGTAAAACCTTTGGAGAAGATTTTTGGGTTAATCAGGCTTTAAAAAAGTTAGACTACTACGGCAACTACGTTATTACTGACGTTCGGTTTAAGAATGAAGCTACCGCTATCTGGTCAATGCCAGGAAAAATTTGGCGGGTAAACCGGCCAGGCGTTACCGCGGTAAACTCCCACGTATCAGAAACTCAAATGGATGACTATCCAGTAGACCACTTTGTAAACAACGATGGTGACATCAAGGACTTATGGGAAGAAGTGTTAATGCTTTGCCACCATATGGGTTTAGATGACATTTAAAGGGAATCTGCTGCCTTACCAACCTGAGGCCGTTAACCTTATGTGTAAACGGCAAAAGGTTCTTGTTGCCTACGATTTAGGCTTAGGTAAGACTGTGTTAACTATTGCTGCTATCGAACGGCTAATGGATAAAAACAAAATTACAGAGCCAGGCATTGTCGTGTGCTTAAGCAGCATTAAATACCAATGGCAGAACCAAATTCACAAGTTTACTGAAAACACCTCAAAAGCTATTGTTATTGATGGAACAAAAGCAAAACGAGAAAAGCAATACGCAGAAGCCCTGGACTGGGTTAACTCTGGCGTTGACTACGTTATTATGAACTACGAACAAGTAGTAAACGATTGGGACTTAGTTAAAAAACTCCCTAGAGGGTTTGTAATTCTTGACGAAGCCACTGCGATTAAATCGTTTAAGTCAAAGCGGTCAAAGCACACAAAGCGTTTGGCTAACGCCCCGTTTAAGTTTGCTCTTACAGGAACGCCTATTGAAAACGGTAAGCCAGAAGAGCTATTTAGTATTATGCAGTTTGTAGACGACCAGGTACTTGGTCGCTTTGATATTTTTGATAAAGCTTTTATTGTTCGCAATAACTGGGGTGGCGTTGACCGCTACCGTAATCTTCCAACTTTGCATGAAAAGCTTAAAGAGGCTTGTGTGCGTAAATCCCAGAAAGACCCAGATGTTGCTCCACACCTTCCAGACGCTATCCACAAAGAGCCAATTACCATCACTCTTGATAGAAGCTCTGCAAAGCTCTACAACAAGATTCTGCAGGACCTGCTAGACGACTTAGATGAGGCTCAGACTTTATTTGGCTCTAACTTTAATATTTTTGCCCATTACGGTTTAGAGTCTCAGCACGGCGGTGAGATGGATGAGATTCGTGGCAAAATCATGGCAAAGGTAGGGTGCTTAAAGATGCTGTGTTCTCACCCAGACCTTATCCGCACTAGCGCTACTAACTACGACATGATGACTGGAACAGGGTCTAAGTACGCTTATGAGTTAGTGCAGGACGGGGCGCTTGATGGTGTTACCTCTAGCCAGAAGTTTGACCTGTTAATTAGCTATGTCAAAGACTTTTTAGATGAAAACGAGGAAAACAAGGTGGTTATTTTTGCTACCTACGTAGATATGTTAGAGAAGATTTCAACTGCTTTAGGGCCTGATATGTGCAAAACTTACTCAGGGCGGATTGACGCTAAGACCAAAGAGGAGAACAAAATTGCCTTTAACACTCTACCTAATATACGCGTCTTTATATCTAGCGATGCTGGTGGTTACGGCGTTGACTTGCCCGCCGCTAATTTGCTTATCAATTATGATTTACCTTGGTCTGCAGGTTCTGCAACTCAACGAAACGGGCGTATTATGAGAGCCTCTTCTAAGTGGGCAACCATTGTTGTGCAGGATTTGTTAGTAGCCGGGTCTATTGAGATTCGCCAGCACGATATGCTGCAGCATAAGAACGCTGTGGCTAGCGCGGTTATTGACGGTAAAGGCATCAATGAAGAAGGCGGAATTGACATGAGCGTAGGTAGCCTAAGTGGCTTCTTGCGTTTAACCTCTGTATAGTTTAAGTATTGCCTTATAGCTCAGTTGGCAGAGCGAGCGACTGTTAATCGCTAGGTCCCTGGTTCGAGCCCAGGTGAGGCAGCTTTATATGTTAAAATTTAAACGCGGTCTAAGTGTTACGGAAGCACTACTGTCTCCAAAGCAGTGGGCACAGGTTCGACTCCTGTAGACCGTGCGAAGTGGGCCGAACCTCTGTTGTCTCCATTGGTTGAGAACAATACGTCGTGCAGTACCCAACGTACGAGGGGCTGCGTCATGTTAAGAACGCATGAGTACCTAGACCTTACGGTGTGGTAAAAGATAAACCGAGTTCTTATTAAACTTTAAAATAATTTTGACTTTTAAAGTAAAATGCGTTTTACTTTAACTCATTGCGGAGTAGAGCAGTTCGGTTAGCTCGGAAGCCTCATAAGCTTTAGGTCGTGGGTTCAAATCCCGCCTCCGCAACGGGGATGAAATGGTGTCGATTGCAAGAAAAGCCGCTAGTCGGAACTTGTAAGACCTCAGTTCGATTCTGAGCATCTCCACTGCACCTCTCTAGCCCAGCGGTAGAGGCAGAAGACTTAAAATCTTCACAGCGTTGGTTCGAATCCAACGAGGGGTACGCGTCAATAGCCCAAATGGTAGAGGCGTCAGTCTTAGGAACTGATGGTTGTAGGTTCGAGTCCTACTTGATGCACGAGTACTAAAGGTTCCGGGGTTGTCCATAACGACTGCGGGTAGACCTGGAGGGCAACGAGCTTATGTAAACCCTCACCGTACTTGGCTAGCAAGTTAGTCTGCTCGTAGACTTGCTAGTCGCTCTCTCCCTTCGTCCAACGGCAGGACTCCGGTTTTTGGCACCGGCAATGTTAGTTCGAATCTAGCGGGGAGAACTAAGTCTCCGTCGTCTAGTGGTTAGGACCTCAGGTTTTCAACCTGGTAACGAGAGTTCAATTCTCTCCGGAGATACTTAACATAAAGGAGTAACAAATGGAAGAAAGTAAATGCCCAGTAACGGGGCTAAAAGCCGGTGAAAAACCAGGGTTGTTGCTTCGTATTTACTACAAGTTCTTCCACAAAAAAGCCAGCTACAACTAGGTTTATGGTAGGGTAGCCAACATGGCTAAAGCATCTCTTAATTACAACGCACTTACCCTTAATGACCTCCCAAATACTTTTTGGGACAAGGTAGATAAGACTGATACCTGTTGGCTATGGACAGGGAAAAAAGACGATGGTTACGGTCGATTTTCTTTTAAAGGCTCTCAGTATTTAGTGCATAGAGCTATGTTTGCTTTATACAAAGAATCGGTAGAAAAAAAGCTGGTAATTGACCACACCTGCAAAGTACGGGCATGCTGTAACCCAGACCACCTACGGCAGATAACTATCTCGGAAAACACCAAGGGACATGTTCACGGCAAATATAAGGACATTTGCCCCAACGGCCATGACCTGTCCGGGGATGACGCAGACGTCTATTTCAGCATGAGAAAGCCTAGACATGGGGATTTAGAGGTTATGCATATTATTTGTTCTATATGCAATTACCCACAAGTTTTTGACGGCCCTGATACACTTGTCTAATGCCTAACGCACCTAAGACCCCCACACGCACTATCCGCGTGTCTGACGAGCTTTGGACAGCCGTACAGAAAAAAGCTGCCCTAGAGAAGGTCACTGTGACCAGTGTCATAGTCAAGGCTCTTGAGGATTACCTCGCTCAACTTGACAAGTAGTTTAGCCTTCGACTAAGTTCGGCTCCGAAAGGGGTTGGATATGTCTCTAAACAAAGAAGATTTAACACGTAACGTCCAACAGTTCGTGTCACTTAAGGATGAAATTAATCTCCTTACAAACCGTCAAAAAGAAATCAAAACTCGCCTTGTTGACCTGCTGAAAGAATTTGGCGAGGTTGACTCCAAAGGTCATATTGTCTTAGATGTAGACGATAACGTTACTGGAGTAAGCAAAATTACGCACCAGCGCAAGGTATCTAAAAACCTTGACATGGACATTGCTGAAAAAATCCTTGCCGAAAAAGGATTGACAGAGCGTTGCGTTAAACTGGTTCCCTCACTAGATGAAGCAGAAATTATGGCTTCGTTTTATAGAGGAGACCTGACCGAAGAAGATATTGATGCCATGTTCCCAGCCAAGGTTTCTTACGCTTTTATTATTTAAAATGACAGACGATTACATCGAATCTACTTTTGCTGACTTGGATAACTATTATCCGGGCAGTAAACGAAAGCGCCGAGAAGACACAAAACCACAGAAAGTAGAAGTTGAGTGGGACTCTAAACCGGTCATTAAAACACTGCCCAACGGAACTGATGTGGAGATGTTTACTATCGGAGCTTTAGCAAACGCATTGGGTCGCCCTATCATCACATTACGTGCATGGATGAGCGAAGGCTACCTACCTACATCTCCTTACCGTCTACCGTCAACACTTGACAAAAACGGTAAGGAGGTACAAGGTAGACGTTTGTATACACGTCCAATGATTGAGGTTACGGTAGAGCTATTTCGTAAGGCTGGCGTACTTACCGCAAAGCGTATAGAATGGTCTACTAACCGGCACCTCATTACAGAGATAGCCGAGGCTTGGGATAACATCCGAGCAACGGAAACAGAAAACAACTAAAACAAAGGAAAATAAATGTCAGTTAATCGCGTACCAAATGCAGACGAATATGTTTCAGAAAATGAAACTTTTGTCGTAGAAGACCGCCCAATGGGCGCAGAACCAACAGCAGTTCAGTCTGGCTGGGAAGCCGCTGAAAAGCTTGCAGGAGCCTCAGGAGATTTTCCTGTAGAACTAAAGCTTGGTGAAGACTTCCAAGTAATTAAGTTCCTTGACCCAGATGGCCCATTCGCAACATACAAGCAACACTTCCTACAACAGAAGACAGTAGGTCGTCGTTCATACGTTTCACTCGGTGCTAATGACCCGCTCTGCACCAAACTTAACTCTAAGCCTGAGGACAAGCGTGCGTTTACTGTCGTTAACCTTAGCGCTCCAGGAGGACCGCAACGTCAGATGATGATTGCAACTCCACGTCTTTATAAGACACTACACGCTGCACACTTCTCACCTCAGGGCCCTCTTAACAAGAACTTCTGGGCAATTTCACGCACAGGTAAGATGCAGCAAACTGTTTACCACCTAAACGCTATCAAGGGCCGTGACCTCCAAGAGGATTGGGGCATTGATGAAGCAGCAGCCGAAGCAGCAATTGCACAAATGAAGTGCTTTACCAAGGATGACATCAAGACTCATTCATGGGCAGAGTTGGAAGAAATTGCCAACTCATTGTTAGCTTAAGCAAACTAGCTGTCTAAGGGCTGGGGGCTTTCTTTCACCCCCTTTCTGGAGTCCCCAGTCCTTAGGCCTTTAAAGGGGATAAATATATGAATATCATTACGACTCAAGAACAACTACAAGAACTAGTCGACCACTATTTAAAGGTTGACGCCTTTGCATACGACGTTGAAACTGTAGGAGACCGTCGTGGTGATACTCCTGTAAATGAAGTTCTTTGGATTACGTTAGCAACACACGGAAGAGCAGATGTAATTCCTATGGGGCACCCGCATGGAGAGTTACTTGATGTGGTTTACCCGCTTACGGGTCAGGGAGAAAAGCGTGTAGAAAAGGGGCTCCCTGCCCGACCAAGCGATTACTCACGTGATGCTAAGAAAGCCACGTATGTTTTTGGAGATGCGCCACAGCAGTTATTTCCAGCAGATGTATTCAAAGCCCTAAAGCCACTTATGTTCAATGAGGACATCTTAAAGGTAGGGCACAACTTACAGTTTGATTTAACTTCTCTAGCTAAGTACTACGGCGGAGAATACCCGGTAGGCCCGTACTTTGACACAATGATTGCGTCGTTCATTCTTGAT